ATTAATATGAGTTTCAAATGGCATTTTACCTTTGATTAGTTCTTCATTAAACACATCGTACAACACTCTCCAATCACCTTGTTTGGACAACTGTTCTAATTTGTTTTCTTCAGCATTGGCTTGGAAGCCACATCGTTGTGTCATGGCACTATAAAATAATCCCACACTGTGCGGATATGATTGAGAATATCTTTTTTGAATTTTGTTTCCCATACCAGACCAAATACTGATGGTTTCAAACTCTCCTATACTGTCCAACACAATGATCACAGCATTTTTTAATCCGCTGGTGTAATATCCATAAGCAGCGTGACTTTCATGATGTTTGATAAACTTAATAGGCACATGTAATCCGTATCTTTTTAAATAATTTTTAATATTGTTTTCACTAAACTTAAATCCTTGTCCAGCCCACAATTGTCTTAAACTTTTTAAAAAAGGCTTTTCGTAAAATATTATTTCTTTTGGAGAACCGTATTTTTCTTTTAGATGTTCAACAATTCTTCTATTAAGATCAGGATCGTTGGGCACATCGGAAAAATCTCTTGTTAAACCAGCCCAAAGCAATTTAAGTTTTTTATTGTTGGTTAATCCTGCTATTTTATATTCAAACACGGCAATACTGGCATCGTGATTGTTAGCAGTAATTCCCCAAATTATCATTTTATCTATAGATGAAAGGATCTCTTTTTTGTAATTCTTTCACTTTCTTTTTGTATTGTCTGTATTGGTAATATTTGATCACAGGAGCAAATATAAATCGTAATACTGTTTTTATGACAGCCATTTTTTCATCCTCAGTTTTATTTTTAGTTGTTGATTTTCAGCATGCTTCACTATTGAATACAAAGTGTGCAGTCTACCATATTTAATAACAGCATCGTTGATATCCTTCACATCTTGATCCCATTCAGGCATGCTCACACTCCAACCAAATTCCATAGCGTCGTGTATTAATTTTTCGCCTGCTGAATCTCTGTCTGGAACCACAATAATTTTTTTGTTTAAACTTTTGATCAACATGCTCTGTTGTTGTTTAACTTCACTGCCTAAAAAAGCCACGCCATCTAATAGTATTGCATCAATAGGACCTTCCACTGCTATCACAAATAATCTATCATCGTCTTGAGCATCTAAATTAAACACATATCCTGGTTGTTGTTCAGATAGATATTTTACTTTGTCATCCACAATTTTTCTAGCGGTCCAACCCACAATTTTATCTTGATAGTAAAATGGAATGATCATGCGATCTCTATACCCCATTTCAGGAGTCCAATAGAAATCATAATCATTAATGTTTAAATTTCTGCCATTGATATATTCTAAAACTTTAATATAGTTTGTGTCTGGTTCTGTATTTTGTTTAACAAACTCTTTGTGCCATTCATAGATTGTTTTGGAACGTTTGGGCAATTCCACAGTTTTAAATTTAGGAAATTGTGAAAGATTTTTATGAATACTTTTTTCATCTGTCTGTTGTAGAACATTTAATGCCAATTTTGTAATCACATCGTCAGGAATACTCAACCACTGCATGAGACGTTTTAATTTGAAAGTTAAATTTCTTCCCGACACCCAACTGGCTTTGTAGCCGCAATTAAAACAATGATAGCTCAATCCCTGATCAGCATTTTGAATCAATCCTGCTCTGCTTCTTGTGTCAGCAGTGGTACCATTATGCTGGCAACAAGGCGCATTGAAAGACAACCACCCACTGGGAGTTTGTTTTCTTTTGGCTGGAAGATATTGAACAACTGTATCAAACACAATACTCATTGTGCTATTATAACTTATGGTTTGGTAAAAGTCAATTAGTTACGCACTAATACTTTGTTTAAAGAACCAGAATTGGTGGGTTGGTATTTGAATCTGATATGGTTGAATACTCCATTGAAATTGGCATACTTGATGGAATCAGAATTGGTAATGTTTATGGTGGTTATGTCTGCCCAATCAGTAGAACCAGTCACCTGATTATCCAGAGTGCCTTGAATGGTCACTGTGGCGTTAGCATCTGTGTTGTAAATGGCTGCTGTGTGCAGTGCAGAGTTGCCATTAATGGATGGTTGACCACTGATGGTTTCTGAAATAAAAATATCGGTATTCAAACCAGTTTCAGCAAATGTGGTCACTGAATAAGAATTCAGTGGTCCAGGAAATGCTGTATGATCCAAAAAGATAACACCTTTGTTGTCAAAATGAGTATTGGCATAAGTTAATGATCTTGAGTTATCCACATCGTTGGTCATCCATACTGTATAACTTAGATATTGAGATTTTAAATCGATTAGATCATTTTCTGTTAGAGTTACTGTGAATTGACCTTTGTTGGTATAAACAGAACTGTCAGCGGTTTCAATGATAACTCCCTGTTTGGTCACTACTAAAGCATTGTTTTCGTCATACATGTAAAATGTAGGGGTATAAATGCCATCAATAGCAATGGGTTTCTGATCAGCATTGTTGATCTGAAAAGTGATTAAGTTGTCTATTCCTCTGTAAATTTTAATGTTTCTTTGATACACTGATTTATACTCCGTTATTTCTCCTGCCAGATCCGCTGTCAGAAGCACTTTGTTATTTACTAAATATCGGTAAATTAGTTGCATAGTTGTATACTTTAAATTTATAATGTATTTATAGGAAAATGTTGCGTAAAGATATAGAAGAAAACTTCCCTTTTATCAGCGTCGTTAACTATGGCGAAAAAGAATATGTGGGTGTAATCAACAATCAAGACCACAATATTACCAGCATGTATGTTTATACTCAGATTCACACCGAAGAACAAAAGAAAGAATTCATTGGTTTGTGCGAATCTTGGTGGTGGGAAAGCAACAGAATGATTCCTATAGGAATATTTTTACGTAGAGAAATTGCCTATTTTAAAAATATTCTTATGATAATGAACACCAAAGATGTTAGAATAGTGATTGGTCCCACAGTAAATCTTTATAATCTAGCAGTGAAAAGAACCAAACGCAAATCAGTTCAGTTGGTAAGAAGACCCAAAAATTAAAGTTTCAATAGTTTATCCACAGCATCCAAAATTTCTTGAACATTAACTGCTGTGGCAGCAGGGGTTGGATTTAATTTTTTAAATTCATTTATGAAAGAATTTTCTACTTTAGACCAATGCTCGCCAGATCTATTAATGCTGGTACCTTGATAGGTTTCGTTGGTTTCCAAATCCAACAACAAATATTTGCTGGGGCATTTGGTTTTAATTTCTAAAACTATTGATTGTTCTAATTCAACTGCTTCGGTTCCATCTACTAGTTTACGCATTTTGATTTAATTCCTCACAAATCAAATTCATATGAACCACCACAGCCACAGCATATGACGTGGCATGAGATTTTTTAAAATAGTAAGAATCATCAGTGGGTCTAACCCACACTTGTTCCATGATTTCTTTCCAACTGTTATTTAATAAATGTCTTTTGGCTGGTCTTATGATGGCCAACACTGCTGCCAGTTGTTCTATATTTTTAGGTTTTAATTTTTGTAAAATTTCCACATGTCCATTCACATGAAACAATTGATCCACAAAATCCTTTTCTTGTAATAATTCCCACATGGGTTCTTTGGTCATCAAATTTTTTAAATGCTGTTCGCTTTTTATATTTTTGTAAATGCTTACATTTAAAAAATCTATCTTAAAATATCCTCTGTTTTCAGCTTCATCATAGTTTAATGTGGCTAGATTGTCCACAGGATTATAAGGTATCTCCGTGAAATAAATTCCAGTGTTGTGTTTCTTACCAGTTTCCAATTTAGCAACTCTGTGTTTGAATTTCTCCAACACTACAGTTCTATCAGCAAAATCTATATCAATATCGGGCATAATTTATTATAACTTCGTAGGTTCTAATTTGTCAAGAGAAGTAGGATAACAAATGGTACATTGCCAAGGAATACTTGGTTTATTTCCGTAGTAGGTAATGGCACAACTGGCATCTTTTCCATGCGGAGTGATTTTTTTACACGTGTAACAAAATCTTTTTGATTTATAATCAACTTTTTTTGATTTCATTTAAAGTTTGGCTTCCTTGATTATTTCTTTGATCATTTCCACATCTGCTGGATGTCTTTTGAATTTAAGTGACCAATGCTCAGGATTTATCACATGATACAACATGGTTAATTGTTCGTTACTAAATTTGCTCATCATTTCTTTGCCTGAGTTACTGTTTAATATCAACCAAGGAGAAATTTTACCATCCTTGATGTCATACACTGCTCTGGGCAAACTCACATATCTAAAATAATCCTTCCAATCAGCACTGTGATTGTCAGCCCAATCCATCATATTTTTTATGGATCTTTCCACAGCAGGTTCCATAGATTCTTTCAATATTAATTCCAACACATATTTTTCATACAGTTCTTCTCTGCACCAATGATCCAATTTGACTCCACTCTTGATCACGTAATCAATATAATTTTCTGGATACATGGGTTTTACGTTGGACACAAATGATCCAAACTTAACAAATGCGTTGTAGTAAGGAGATTTACAAAATTCTTCATATGTTTTTGTGCCATCCAATTTTTGGGATATTTGATAGAATCTCACAAATGTCATGTAACCCAATTGAACTCTGCGTTCATCTTTTTGCAAATGTCTTCTTTTCTGTTCACACAGATGCACTGCCAATGTTTTTTCTTTGGTATAACTGGTATCACAGTATTGACATGTATAAGGTCGTTCAATCATAGTGTTTTTTTAATTTCTGCTTTGTCCATGCCATATGATTCAGCCAATTCTTTCAGTTCTTCTTTGCTGTTAATTTTGGCAAGTAATTCTATTTCGTCTTCCTTCATGTTGGGATATAATTCTTTTAAAAACTTTATTGCTTTGTTTTGAGCACCTGCATCTTTGAGCTTGTATCCTATCCATTCGTGATATCTGATCTCTTTCTTTTCATTGGCAGTCATGCAAAGTAAAAACCATAATAACTTTTTGTGTTTTTGTATTGTGAAAAAGTTTTTATTGTAATACTCGTTGGTTTTGAATATAGCCAATTCTTTTTGAGTGTTGTTGCCTTTCACTGCACTGGCATATCTGTTCAATAAAAAGAAACTCACTTGTTTTTGTTCATCGTCAGACAGTTCATCCCAGACATTTTTAGCATTCATGTCTATGGCTGCCAGTATATCTTTTAATGGTAGTTTGTTAGTCATCGAATCCGGATAATTTTAATAATACTATATACTTTTCCCATGCTTTTTGCAATCCTTTATTTTGATTACACAGTCTAATTGCTTCGGGTGTGACATATTGACTTCTGATTTGACTTTCTTCTTCAATCAAAGACTCCTCATCTCTATAAACCAATTCTCTTTTTTTATTTTTGGTTCCTATTTCCCTAGCATACACTGTATGACCTCCATCGGGAGATTCGTGCGAATAAGCTATTCCTGGTTTGTATCTAAATCTCTTTTCCATCGTTATCTTCTATCATCCATGATAGATCTTCTTCGTCTTCTTCCGAATCCAAAGACAAATCTATTACATCTTCTTTTTTTATTTCTTTTGTTTTTTTCTTTTTAATTTTAGCCATTAATATAATAAAGTATGTTCAATAGTTTCACATTGTCTTGAAACATCTTTTATAAAAAATGCACACTTGGGTTTGAATCCATCAGTCAACGGAGTTGTGATCAATTGATTGTTTTTAACTTTGGGAAAGTACCATTTAACGTCATTGTAAAAATTAATCACTTTGATAGGAGCAAAGTCTCCTTTGAATCCTTCTAAAGGATTGAACACAAATGCTTCAAATCCTCTATCACTCAAACTAGTTAATGATATAATTTCTAAATTGCTGCCACTTTCTTGATCGCCCACAGCCATGCTCCAATCCAAAGGCATACTAATTTCCTGACCTCCAATCTCTAACACTATTGCTGGGCTTGAAAAACTTTCAATAAAGATCAAAGGCATAAAAAAGAAATCAGGTTCTTTAGGATTGCTGTTATCCAGCACACTGAAACTGATATCTTCAGTGATCTGCTCAGGCATTTTGGATAATAAAAAAGTATTATTTTCCACAGTTAATATTCTCATAATTTTAATTCCACTCCATTTTTTCCATTGTGAAAGGATAGTTTGCTTCTTTGTAAAACTTTTTCCTTTGGGTTAAGTGCCTTTTGGCAAATTTACAGCTGGACGTTAT